GTTTTAGTGTGGCGGCGCCGTGCCGCGCGGAACGCAACAAATGCTTATCTTGGGAACCGTCCGCAAGGAGAGGACGGCTTTCTAGACCCAGGAGGCATTTGATTAGTGCACCGTATCCGGTCAGTGTGTCCTTGCGATACACTGGCCTAGCGACCCAGGCTTTTACTTCAAAGCGCTGGTATCGGTTACACCATCTTCCGATGGAGTAACCGCGCTGGAACGATACGGCCCCTAAACCATCAGCTGTATCAGCGATAATCGGTAAATTACCGATTATAGCTTCGCACCTTCTTTTTAGAAGGTCGCTGGTTAACCAGTAGCCTCTTCTATAGAAGTGGTTGCTGGCTTCAACCCAGGATATTAGCTGTTGGGCATTCCGCCTGTTATCAGGAGGCATTTGTCTGATGTAGGTAGGTGTAACCTCCTCACCAGCGTATGCATCCATGCCGCATGACTCTCTGAACTTACCAGTCCAGAAAGATTTGCGCATATTCACCTTACAGTAGTACTTATGTAGGTGACTGATAACAGCATCTGTGTCTTGTGTAGGGACGACGATGTCGTCACCATACACATAGACCCATGATCCAGCCTTACAGACTGATTCATGAGTCAACGGGAGGTTATGTTTCTTGATTAAAGCCGCTACACATATGGTGTAGAAGTACATGGCTTCAACTGGGAAACATAGAGCTGAGCCCATGGATGCAAATTTTCGGAGAGATATAATCTCTCCGTTAATCTGCGCCCGCTTCGAACGACATGCGTCAATCGCATCAAGCAATGCTTGATTCGATCGGAACATGCTCAGAGCGAGGTCCCTAGGGACACGATCGCTTGCAGAAGATAGATCAAGCGTAGCTTGTCTACCATGCTTCGAAGCCCTCAGAGCAATGGACCTGTTTATAGACTGATCTGTGAAATTCACATGACCAGCCGTTAAAGCATTAGTCTCAAGTACGCGAACAAGTTCGCGTGAGACGGACTGCTGTGCATATTGCATGCACACAGGTTCAATCGCAATGATTCTGGGTGACTTGAGCGTCTTTGGAACTGTAATCACCCTTACGGGTAATTCCTGATCCGAAGATACGATAGACACATTCTCGAACTCCTCGCTATCATAGGCATTTTCAGAAGAAAATGCAAATGACATAAGAGGAAAGTAGGGTTCGAGTCTATCGTACCACTGTAGCGGAACGTATTTCTGGTTACCAGAAATACGCTCCGCCGTTGCACCGGGACCATGTTTTGGCACGAAATCAAGCGGATTCAATCCGCATATGATGTCGGTCCAGATCATGTCCGATATAACGTGGAAGAATTCCACGTCATCGGTGTCTAGTGGTCGTTCGAGTTCTTGCTCACATTCGTGGAACTGCTTGTACGCGGCTTGCGTCCGAAAATGGACACAATCCGTTCTAAGCTTCTTGAAAGCATAAGCAATTTGCCTAATACTTTCGATAGCTGCAGTACAAGGTTCATCATGAATACCTCCTGTTCTCGGTTCGAACACTTGACCGAAGAAACCTTGCAAAAATGCAGGGATCTTCCCTCGTTTCCCGAATGCGCGGAAAAGAGTTGGGTCAATAGCTTCGTCGGCCAGACTTCTTTCGAAGTCTTGGCCTAGCGAAGGGAGAGTTATCGTTAAAAACGATAATCCCTCCTGTTCGAAACGTGCCTTGATTGTATCAAGGTCACGTTGATCGAGATCGACACCAGGACACTTAGCTACGGCATCTGTATAGATGCATGTAGCTAGCTCAAGAAGGTCACTTGCGTGGCTTTTCATGTTTCCTCCAATTAGAGGTTAACATCCAGCCACAGCCCTTACGATATCTCAAAATTGAGATATCCAAACCTACGGCTCAAGGGAAGAAAACTTCTTTCCTGTGTCTGTCACAAGGTTTTAGTGCTGGTTACCC